GAAAGAGGTTTTGAATGATTACCTTGCGGTAATGTGAGTCGATTGCAAATTTTCATTTTTCCGTCGCCTACGGCTCCTACAAAATGAAAATTTGCAATATATCACTTAACACTATATTTTTTTGAGGGTAAGTGTCAACTATCATTGACAACTGAACATATAGCATTTCTGCGGTTCGATACCTTTCTCTTCACATGTTTCGAGGTAATCGTCAACTGCCGCTTCAAAGTCCTCACGAAGAGAACGAATGCTGTCACCCTCATAGGATACAAGACCATTGATGCCGATGACTTTCCCAAAGAGAATATTATCCTCGGCAGAAAATTTAACTGTCCCGTTATATCCCTTGTATTCCATAACGTCAGAATCTGTCATATGAGTCCCTCCTCCTCTAATATTTCGAGAATCTGCTTGATTTGGTATTCAAGTAATTCTTTCCGCGGGTGTGGCTTATGCAGGATGATGGGAATGTCATCCTTCATGAATTTTACTCTTGAACCGCTTGTTTTGCCCTTGTTTGATTTTTCAAATCCCAAAGCGGACAGAAGCGTTTCCATTTCTTCAAAAGTGAAGTCTTTCGGAATGTTTTTGAGCCTTGCGATCAGCTTTTCTTTCTTTCCCAAGGGGATCACCGCCTTCCTTCCCATATATTATACCACAGTCTTCTGAAAAATGCAACTATAATTTAGTTGCAAATAAAAAATATTTTGAAAGTCACGCAGCAAATTGTGAACGAACTGATACTATGTAAGCTGTTCTTACTGGGAATATCGTGTTATGCACAAATCATAGGGTGGTATTCCCCTGTACATTCTCCGTTTTACAGCCTTGATAATATTCCCGAAATGGCGTAATATGTGACTACGAAAACGCCGCAGCCCAATGCACAGGGCGGAGGGACGGTGAAAAACAGGAGGTCACATTATGGAAATCAAGTACAACATTGAAAAGAGCCAGCGAAAGGCACTGGCGCAGAAAATTGCAGAGCTGACCGGAGCCGAAGTCAAGTACACGGGTGTTCCAAGCTGTGGATATCAAATTGATTTTTTCACACTGAGCAAGGATGCAGTTCTCAGCTTCAGCGACCGCAGCGACACCGAAATCGTGGAGAAGGTGCTGGACGGGCTTGCCGAGGCTGGCTACACTGGCGAGACGGTCACACCGCCGGAAGGAACAAAAACCGCAGCCGATACCGAAGAGAATGCCGATGGATCTGATGATGAGCCGGAAGAAACTACAGAAACCGAGCCAATCAATGCGAGCTTCAGTTTTCCGCTGGAACAGCACACGGTGCAGAGCCTCATAAACCTCATCTGCATGATCCACTCACGCGGCGCACTGCTCAGTAAGGCAACCGGCGGGAACTTCTACGCTGACAAGAGTATTGTGGACGAAATTAACAAACATGAATTCCACAGTGTGCATGAACTGATTGCCTTTATCAGGGAATGGAATGAGACCAACACACCGCTGACCGGCATTTTCTTTGATGACAATAAGCTCACCTTTGACGGCTTCGGTGAAGCAGACTCCGCCCATGTGCAGACTTTTATGAAACTCGCTGCCGCCATGAACCGCATGGCAATCACGCAGAAGCGTGTGCAGGCAAAGGATGTGGATGACAGCAACGAGAAATACTCGCTCCGTGTCTGGCTGATCCGTCTTGGGCTGAATGGTTCGGATTTCAAGGAAGATCGCAAGCACCTTATGGCTCCGCTTTCCGGTCACAGTGCCTTCTGCAACGATGCGGAGCGTGAACGCTGGGAGGCAAAGCAGAAGGAAAAGCGTGAAGCAGCCAAAGCAGAGCAGACCGGGGAGGAAGAACACGATGCAGTTTCCGAATGAACGACAGCTCAAAGCTCTGCGGGAGCGTTATCCCGCAGGCACGAAAATCCGATTAAAGCATATGGATGACCCCTACGCTCCTGTTCCGCCCGGAACGGTCGGCGAAGTCCAGTACGTTGATGATGGCGGCAACATCCACATGATCTGGCAAAACGGCAGAACGCTCTCGCTGATTGAGAGTGTGGATGAGTTCGAGGTTATTTCCGATTGCACTGGGGGCATCCGAAAATAAGAGAGCCTATTTCATTGTATCCAAGTATACCATAGCATTGCAAGTTTATCAAGTATGTACATCTACCAGATATGAGCAATGTATTTTCCGAGTAATTCTGTACTTTTAGCCGCTTGCTATATTTTGCTAAAAGAGTTAATATGTGACACAACGAAAGGCGCACAGCACTTCGGAATTACCGAAACGGAGGATACAAAAATGACTGAGAAGACCGCACAGCAGATTGCAAGAATGAAAAAATCCACCATAGGAGTGGAAATCGAAATGAACCACATCACCCGCAAGGCAGCCGCAAAGCTCACCGCCGAGTTCTTTGGAACAGGCAGATACGAGGATACCGCACACCGCAACGGCTACTACACTTGGAGTGCTTGGGATGCACAGGGTCGAGAGTGGAAGTTCCAGAGGGATGTGAGCATTCAGGGACCGGATGACGAACGCTGCGAACTGGTCACACCCATTCTTCACTACGAAGACATCGTGCTTTTGCAGGCACTTGTGCGGAAGCTCAGAAAGGCGGGAGCAGTAAGCCATGCAGGTATTGGGGCTGGTCTTCATGTGCATATTGGCGCACAGGGGCACACACCGCAGACCTTGAGGAACCTCGCAAACATCATGGCATCGCACGAGGATTTGATTCTTGAAGCCCTCAGGGTTGACAGAAGCAGGATCAACCGCTACTGCAGAACAATCAATCCGAATTTTGTCGAGGTTCTCAACAAGAAAAAGCCCACCACGATGGCACAGCTTGCGGACATCTGGTACACGGCAAACGGCGCAAACTACGGCAGAACCCAGCACTACAACGACAGCCACTATCATGTCACAAATTATCACGCAGTGTTTACAAAGGGTACCATCGAATTCCGCTGCTATGAATTTGAAGCACCGACGGCAGAGCGAAGAAACGGACTTCACGCAGGCAGACTAAAGACATTCATCCAGCTTTCCCTTGCACTCAGCGAAATGGCAAAAACGTTAAAGACCGCAAGCCCCAAACCGCAGCAGCATGACAACCCGAAATTCGCAATGAGAACATGGCTGATCCGCATGGGTATGGTTGGAGAAGAGTTCGCCACCGCAAGGGAGATCCTTACAAAGAACCTCGACGGCGACAACGCATTCCGCTTCGGCAGACCTTAACGGCCTGCCCTGCAGGGGCGGAAACAAGCGGAACGGCAACGGCGGCACACAGCCGCCACGTTCGCACCGTGTGGAGCGGAAGGGGTATCCTCCGAATCAGTATCCCGCCTCAGTCAACCAAGCTGCACAGGGGCAACGCGGTGCGTTTGTGGGCAAGGTATAAAATGAACAATAACTGCCGAAACATCGCCCATTATGATCTGTACATTTCGCCGCTTGCAATCAGCAGTCTAAAGAGTTAATATAGCACTACCGCAGAAAAAAATAACGCAAAGGAGCGCATAGCATGGAAAAGAAAAAATACTACATAGCCTACGGCAGCAACCTGAATGTCCGCCAGATGCGATACCGCTGCCCCGGCGCAAAACTCATCGGAATTTCCGCAATTCCCGATTACGAGCTGCTCTACAAGGGCAGCAAGACGGGAGCATATCTTACCATTGAGCCGAAGAACGGCGGACTTGTTCCAATCGCCGTGTGGGAAGTGACCGCCGATGATGAGAAGCGGCTCGACCTCTACGAGGGCTACCCGACTTTCTACTACAAAAAGGAAGTACGCCTGCCGGTCAAACTGGCAAGCGGCAAGATCCGGAAGGTCACCGCATTTGTCTACATCATGCACGAGAAGCGCAGCATTGCGATTCCGTCTATGGCATATATCCGCACCTGTGAGGAAGGCTACCGCAGCTTCGGATTCGATCTGAAGTACCTCGACAGAGCATACCTGAGAAGCACAAAGGAGAACTGAAAATGAAAGAACGAGTTTTGGAAAAGCGTACATGCCCTAAATGTGGGCGAACCTACACCGAGCGGCCGGCACTTTCCCGCTGCGATAACGATACGCTGATCTGCCCCGACTGCGGCACGAGGGAAGCACTCGAAAGCATGGGCATCAGCATTGAGGAACAGGACAAGATCCTCGGCATCATCCACAAGAAGTACAACGGCGAATAAGGCGGCACAAGGGGTGGTACAGCCCCTTTCCGCTTTCCAGCGGATCACTTGCCCCTCGGATTCCGGGCGCGACACGGCGCGTTTGTAAGCCTCTTATGGGGCATTGGTATATGTACCAGTTGCAACTGCGAAAATCGCCGATTCTTCTACGATTTATTTTGCACATAGGCGTGGACTTATCGGCGGGATCATGGTAATATACAAATGCCGAAAGGCACAGAACAAACCTAAATTTTCAAGGAGGAAACACCATGAACACTACTTACTTTGATGAGATGACCTGCAACTGCGCCACCTACGAGAGAGCCAAAAAGGAGCGTGCCGAGTGCAAGCAGCAGATCATAAAAAATCACGGCTGGGACAGCCCGGAGATGGATGCCTGGTGCGCCGAGGAGAAAGCGGCAGGGCCTTACCCCTACAGCGTCGGCGAGATGAAAGCCTTCTGGGTTTTCAAGAACCGCAGGGAGAATGACAACGATGAGTTCGAGATGACCGATTACTGCTGGGAAAAGGAATATCACGACTTCATCGAAACGCTCCGCAGGCTCGGTGTTACCGAATTCACTCTCACCAATCAGAGTACGGCACTAATGGAAAACATCTACGGATTTATCGCAGAGGTCTGCACGATGGTCGGAACGCACACCATTACCAAGAAGACTCTGCGCTGGGGCGCGGAAGAATACGAAACGGCAAGGGGTATCCTTTTCAGGGTGAACTGAGATAGAGCATCACAAGGGGCGGAGCGTACCGCCCCAGCAACCCTATCAACATAACATTTGAAAACGAGGAGTGCATTGAGATGGAAAAATTATGGCACGAGGGTACAATCGGAGTACCGAAAGAAAACGGTGGCTACACTGTGGTTCACTACTGGGCAAAGGTCTATGACGAACCGAGCCGCTTTGGTATTGAGCAGGGGCGCATCAGTAAACTGATGCTCAAACAGAACGGCGAGATTGTGTACAATTTCGACCGAGGGCTTGATGTTGACGTGCAGACCGAGGAGGCGAATGTAGCCCTTGCGATTCTCCTGCACGAGTACAAATAACAGTTACACGTATTTTTACATAGAACGGAGCTTGCATCTTGCAGGCTCTTTTCTTTATCACAGAATTGTGATTATCACAACTATTTCACTTGAATAGGAGATGATGTCGGATGGCTCAGAGAGGCAGAAAACCAAAGCCCACAGCGATTAAGATACTGGAAGGCAATCCGGGCAAGCGTCCGCTGAATGACGCAGAGCCGAAGCCTGCGAAGAAAGCACCGCCCTGTCCGAAATGGCTGGAACCGGAAGCCAAAAAGGAATGGCGCAGGCTGTCAAAGCAGCTGGAACAGATCGGCGTGCTGACCGAAGTCGATCAGGCGGCATTCGCATCCTATTGTCAGGCATACGCCCGTTGGAAAGAAGCTGAGGAATTCATGACGCAGCATGGCACGATCGTTAAAACGAAATCGGGCTACTGGCAAACGGTTCCACAGGTGTCTATCGCGCAGACCTATCTGAAGATCATGAACAAAATCGCAGAGCAGTTTGGACTGACTCCGGCGGCAAGAAGTCGTATCACTGCCGGTGCGGAAATGAAAGATGCCGCCGATGATATGGAAAAACTGCTCGGAGGTGGATGATGGCAAAAACAGCAAAAGCAAGAGAACGACCGAAAGATTATCCGAAGCTCGCTGATTATCAGCCCACCCGCTTCATGCTTCCCGATTCGCACTACGATGCGGCAAAAGCGGACAGGGCTGTGCGCTTTATCGAAAACCTCTGCCATACAAAAGGCCGCTGGGCGGGCAAACCATTCTGGCTCTTGCCGTGGCAGGAGCGCATTGTGCGGGACATTTTTGGTATTGTCAAGGAAGATAATACACGGCAGTTCCGGACGGCTTATGTCGAGATTCCGAAGAAAAATGGAAAGTCTGAGCTTGCCGCAGCAATCGCTCTCTACCTTTTATACGCCGATAACGAGCCGTCCGCCGAAGTCTATGGCGCAGCCGCCGACAGACAGCAGGCATCCATCGTATTCGATGTCGCCAAACGCATGGTGGAAATGACACCGGCACTTCTGAAACGCTCCAAGATCATGGCGGCAACAAAGCGTCTGGTGAATTACAGTAACGCCGGCTTTTATCAGGTACTTTCGGCGGAAGTCGGCACAAAACACGGATTGAATGTATCGGGACTTGTTTTGGATGAACTTCATGTACAGCCTAATAGAAATCTCGTAGACGTTCTCACAAAGGGCTCCGGTGATGCCCGTACTCAGCCATTGTATTTCATGATAACTACAGCAGGGACAGACAGGAATTCCATCTGCTACGAATATCACACCAAAGCAAAAGACATTCTGGACGGCAGACGAATTGACCCGTCCTTTTATCCGGTCATTTACGGCTTAGATGACGGTGACGACTGGAACGCAGAGGAATCATGGTATAAATCGAATCCGTCACTCGGCTATACGATTACAATAGACCGTGTGCGTGATGCTTACAGAGAAGCCCTTACAAATCCAGCGGAAGAAAATGTATTCCGTCAGCTTCGTCTGGATCAGTGGGTTGGCAGTGCCGTTGCATGGATTCCGGAGCACATCTACGATAAGGGCAATGAACCGATTGACTACGACAGCTTGCGAGGTCGGGAGTGCTATGCCGGACTTGACCTATCCAGCACAAGCGACATTACCGCATTTGTTCTGGTGTTCCCGCCGCTAACAGAGGGCGATAAATACATCGTTGTTCCCCACTTCTGGCTGCCGGAAGAAACGCTTGAACTGAGAGTACGGCGAGACCATGTGCCGTATGATGTATGGCGCAAACAAGGACTATTCCACATCACCGAGGGTAATGTGGTGGACTATAATTTTGTGCGGAAAACGATCAATGAACTGCACACGATGTATAACATCAAGGAAATAGGAGTAGATAGATGGAATGCTACACAGTTGATTACTGATCTTGACGGCGATGGTTTTACCATGGTGCCAATAGGAGCCGGATTCAAGGATATGTCGCCCCCGATGAAGGAGCTTTACAAACTGCTGCTCGAAGGCAAATTTATACACGGAGGCAACCCCGTCCTACGATGGATGGCAGGCAATGTTGTCGCTGAAATTGACGCGGCGGAAAACATCAAACCCAGCAAAAAACGCAGCACAGAAAAAATCGATGGAATTGTGGCATGGATCATGGCGCTTGATCGTTGTATTCGCCATGAAATGCAGGGATCTGTATACGATGAACCCGACCATGAACTTGTTGTGATATAGGGGGTGATGATTATGAAACACCAGATCAGCGACCTATACCAAATGCAGTCACTTTCACTGGAAAGCAAGATCATCATGACGCAGCATCGAATCCGAGGATGGTATGACCACTATGGAGGCGATGTCTATGTTAGCTTTTCGGGCGGAAAGGACAGCACTGTGTTATTGGATATTGCTCGAAATACACCGGGCGTTTATGATGTACCAGCCGTCTTTGCAGATACCGGGCTGGAATTTCCTGAGATCAGAAAGTTTGTGCGCACCTTCGATGATGTGACAATCGTCCACCCGAAGATGAACTTCCGGCAAGTGATCCAGAAATACGGCTATCCGGTGGTTTCCAAAGAAGTGAGCCGCCGTGTGCAGTACGCCCGAAAAGCCATTGCTGAAGGCAGAGAGCAGAATCACGGTGATTATCTGAAACTGTGCGGTCTTGCAGTGGATAAAAACGGCAATAAGAGCCAATACAACTGCGAAAAATGGAAGTTCCTGCTGGATGCGCCTTTCCGGTGTTCTTCCGAGTGCTGCACAATCATGAAGAAAAACCCCATGAAGCAGTATGAAAAGGAAACTGGCAGAATGCCAATAGTGGCGACTATGGCTTGTGAAAGCCGTCTGCGAAAGGAACACTGGCTGATTCACGGCTGCAACGCCTTTGATGCGAAGCGTCCGCGTTCCCAGCCCATGTCCTTTTGGACAGAACAGGATGTCCTCGAATATATCTACACAAGAAAGATCCCCTATGCTCCGGTATATGGGGATATTTTTATCGGCGAGGACGGAAAGTACCACACCACAGGCACACAGCGGACAGGCTGTATGTTCTGTATGTTCGGCTGTCACCTTGAAAAGGAGCCTAACCGCTTTCAGAGACTTGCTGAAACGCACCCGAAAATTTATGATTACTGTATTGGCGGCGGCTCTGAAACGGACGGCATTTGGCAGCCGGATAATCATGGGCTGGGGCTTGGAAAAGTCCTTGACTATATCGGGGTGAGCTACGAAAAACCGCCTGTCACAGAGGGAGGATGATACTATGGGCTTTTTAAACAGATTCAGTTTTAACAAGCCGAGAGATGCACCGCAGATTCCGGATATTCAGGACAATGTACGTGATTCCGGTAATCTGTTTGTATTCGGCATGACACAAAGCGGAGAGCGTGTGGATGAGCGCACAGCGATGCAGATCGTTACCGTTTACGCCTGTGTCCGACTTTTATCCAATACCATCGCAGGACTGCCGCTGCACCTATACAGATACACTGGCAAGGAAGATGACAAAGAACTGGCAACCGATCATCCGCTGTACAAAATACTCTACCGGCAGCCGAATCCGGAAATGAGTTCGTTTTCATTCTGGGAAGCGATGATGTGTCACCTTTTACTCTGGGGCAACGCCTATGCACAGATCGTGCGGGACGGCAAGAACGAGATTTTAGGCTTATATCCACTGCTGCCGGAAAACATGGAAATCGACCGTGATCCGAAATCCGGTGATTTGTTTTACACCTATCATGCCTACACCGATGAAAAGCCCGGCGAGCATGACAAGGATATCATTTTCCGCAGGGATGAGATTCTTCACATTCCGGGATTAGGCTTTAACGGGCTTGTGGGATTTTCTCCCATTGCCATGATGAAAAATGCGCTGGGCACTGTCATGGCTGTGGAACGATACGGCAGTGCCTTCTTTAAAAACGGAGCGCAGCCTGCCGGTGTTCTCGAACATCCGGGGGTTCTCAAGAATCCTGAGAAGATCAGGGAAAACTGGAATCGTGTCTACGGCGGCGCAAGAAACGCTCACCGGATTTGCGTCCTCGAAGAAGGTATGCAATATAAGCCAATATCGCTGCCACCGGAAGATTCGCAGTTTCTTTCCACAAGAGAATTTGACGTGGAGGAAATCTGCCGTATGTTTCAGGTTCCGCCCCATTTGGTGCAGGATTTGAAACGCTCTACGTTTAACAATATCGAACATCAGGGTATCGCGTTTGTGCAGTATTCGCTGATGCCGTGGATCATCCGCATTGAAAAGGGCATTATGAAAGACCTGCTGCTGGAAGAGGAAAAAGACACCTACTTCCCGAAATTCAAACTCGAAGGCCTTATGCGTGGAGATTACCAGAGCAGAATGAATGCCTACGCTATCGGTGTGGGTAACGGTTTTATGTCGCCCAATGATGTGCGCCGCCTTGAAAATATGGATCTCATTCCGGACGAACAGGGCGGCAACGATTACTATCTGAACGGCAGCTACAACAAATTGCAGGATGCAGGTGCGGCGTATGCTGTGAATCAGCCGACAAAATCCAATGACGAACCGGAAGAACAGGATACACCGGAGGAGGGAACTGATGACCAGTTTCTGCGGCAGAAACGCGGGAAGAAACACAAGAATGGGGGTATGTGAAATGCAGAAATTTTGGAACTGGGTACACGATGACAGCGGCGGCAGGGTTCTCCGGCTGGAAGGACCGATTGATTCAGAGTCCTTCTGGGGGGATGAAATTACGCCGCAGTCATTCCGCGATGAACTGTATGCGGAGGAGGGCGACATTGCACTCTGGCTGAATAGTCCAGGCGGGAATGTGCTCGCCGCAGCCGAAATTTACACGATGATACGTGATTATCCGTACAATGTCACGGTGAAAATCGCAAGCATCGCGGCATCGGCGGCAAGTGTGATCGCAATGGCAGGAAATACTGTGGGGATGTCTCCAACGGCCCTCCTGCTTGTACACGATCCGTCCACAATTGCGATGGGAAACACCAAGGATATGGAAAAAGCAATCAGTACGCTGAATGAGATCAAAGAGAGCATTATCAACGCCTACGTCGCAAAAACAGGGCTTTCACGCAGTAAGATTTCAAAACTCATGAGCGATGAGACTTGGATCAATGCAAGAAAAGCCGTGGAATTGGGATTTGCCGATGAGATTCTTTTTGACGAAAAAAACGGAAGAAAAGCCCGATGATGAGCCGGATGAACCCGATAAGCCAAACGAGGAAGGCGATGATGAAAATCCCGATGAAAAGGAAAAAAGCAAGCCGTTCAAGCTGGACACCGATGCCCTTTGGCAGTACAGTACCCGTATCATGGGGCAGACCATTCTGGGAAAAATCAATGCGTCCTGCAAAAATCCGGACGAAAACGACAGTGCCAATAATGCGCAGAAATCTGCCGAGAAAGGGCTGACAGTCAATGTGCCTGTGATAGGTCTTGACGGCAAAACGAAAGACGGCGCAATGCCATACGAGATTCTGAGAAAACAGCTTGCTTGCATGAGATAAGCAACGCTGTTATTTTTATGCACACCGGAAAATTCTGGAATTGTCAAGAAAAGTGCAGTCAGAAAATACCCAAAATCTAAAATAGGCAGATATCAGGCGGCGTGATTAGAAGGCTCTCTGGAAGATCTGAGTGCCACAGGTGGGAGCCCGCCTTCATTAAAG